GTCATAGTTGAAGCCAAAGCCAGTGGCACCCCCCTAACTCAAGAATTACGTCAGCTAGGAGTCCCTGTCGTAAATTTTTCACCAAGCAGAGGAAACGATAAGCATGTTCGTGTAAACTCCGTTGCACCTATATTTGAAGCTGGTAAGGTATATTATCCAAATGAAAGATGGGCAGAAGAAATGATTGAAGAATGCGCAGCTTTCCCTTATGGTGAGCATGATGATTTAGTTGACAGCATGACTCAAGCGGTTATGCGTTTTCGTCAAGGTAATTTTATTAATTTACCTAGTGACTATGAAGACGAACCACGGGACATGCACTACATGAGGGAATATTATTAATGGCTAGTGATGACAGAATAGGACAACCAATAAGTATATCAGACATGTTTTTACAAATAGGTAAAAATGTTGCTGACACACAATTGGAGAGAGGAGACATCACAAAAAAAGAATATGATGAAATAATGAAAATTCTATATCCAAAACCTAAAATCACTAAAGCAGACGGAGGCATAGTAAAATTAAATAATGGTGGAGATGCCTTACTAGGTCAGATGGTAGAAAAATTAAAAAACAAACCAAAATTAGCATCGTCTACACAGACTATGGGTAGTGTTATTGATGCACTTAATACTGCCGATGATACAATTGTTGAAAGAGACACATCAAGAATTAAAAATATTGTTTCAGGATCAGATGTCAAACGTCAAATGGGTCCAGATATATTTGAAGTATTTGAAAAAGGTGGCATAAAAACTGCACAGATTAATGCAATAAAAAATGTCCCTGACATAAACGACTACCTTGACGATTTTGATGGTTACAATGAAGCGATGAAAAAATATCGGAACACGGCACTTAAAGGTCTTAATGATAATCAAATTAAATTAGTAAAAAGTTCAGGCTTTTTAACTGAATACGCTGAGCAGATGAGAAAAGATATTTTGTCAAAAGGTGTAACAAAAAAAGGCAATAAATTTGTTGTTAATCCAAAATACAAAAACGTAATCACCATTGGTAAAAATGGAATCCCTAAAATTTCAAAAGCATTTGAAAATAAATATCTTGCTAAGAATTTTGATTTCATATTTGAGACAAAAGGATCAGCGACTGGAGTAGATAAACCAAAGACACAATCAAAAATATACACGCAAATTAGAGAGACGGCTAAAAATACTTTAAACAAAGCTCAACAGTTAAACCTAGATTTTGCTTTGGCTCAAATAGATAAACTGTTTAAAACTAACCCGACAAAAGCAAAGGCTGCTTTGGCAGCTGTGGCTTCGCTTGTAAGTAAAGGTGCTTTTGGTGCAACAACAGGAGGTATTGGTTTTGCGATGGATTTACCGATATTAATTGAAGCAGGAAAAAAAGTAAAAGATGTTGCTTTACCTTTTGTTGAAGAAGAAGTTATTGAACCTGCCGCACAAAAAATGGTACAAGGAGAAAATATGCTGATGAATCTTTTAATGAATAGGATGAACTAATGGCAGTTGATAAAAGGTTAGATCCGACTTCTGCACCAATTGAAGCAAAAGAAGTAACAGTAGATGTAGGTGATGAACAACCGATAGATGTCGTAATGACAGATGATGGTGGGGCAATATTAAATGCACCACAACAACCACCACAAATGGATTTTTATTCTAATTTAGCAGATTTTATTTCTGAAGATGAACTTAAAAGAATATCAAATAAACTTTTAGGAGACTTCGAAGATGATAAATCTTCTCGTAAAGAATGGGAAGAAGGATATGCAAAGGGATTAGATTTACTTGGGTTTAAGTATGATGAAAGATCTCAACCGTTTCAAGGAGCAAGTGGTGTAACTCACCCACTATTAGCTGAGTCTGTTACACAATTTCAAGCTCATGCTTATAGAGAAATGTTACCAGCTAAAGGTCCTGTAGATGTAAGTATTGTTGGAGAAGCGTCTCCTGATAAAGAACAGCAAGCAGAACGTGTTAAAGATTTTATGAATTATCAAATCACAAATGTGATGCAAGAATATGATCCAGAAATGGATCAACTATTATTTCATTTACCCTTAGCAGGATCTGCATTTAAAAAAGTTTATTATGATGCAAGTTTAAATAGAGCTGTATCAAAGTTTATTCCAAGTGATTTATTAGTAGTGCCTTACAACGCTACTGATTTACAAAGTGCAGAGAGAATTGCACACGTTTTAAAAATGTCAGAAAATGATTTACGAAAAAAACAAGTATCAGGTTTTTATAGAGACATTGAGTTAAAACCAGGTATTTCCGAAGAGTCTCCTGTACAAGAAAAAATGAATAATCTTGAGGGAGTAGAAAACAGTTATGATGATTATGAATTTAATTTAATAGAGTTTCACGCTGAATGCGATATAGAAGGTTTTGAGGATGTCGATCCAACTGGTAAACAGACAGGTATAAAATTACCATACATTATTACGATTGACGAAAACTCAGGTGAAGTTCTGTCGGTGTACAGAAACTATAAGCCAACAGACCCAAGCAAACAAAAAATATCATATTTTGTTCACTTTAAATTCCTCCCCGGGCTTGGGTTTTATGGCTTTGGTTTAATACACATGTTAGGTGGTTTATCTCGAACTGCTACAGCAGCATTACGTCAACTAATTGATGCAGGAACATTATCTAATTTACCTGCAGGGTTCAAGGCACGTGGTTTACGTATCAGGGATGATGATCAACCATTACAGCCAGGTGAATTTAGAGACGTTGATGCACCAGGAGGTGCCATACGAGAAGGATTAATGCCTCTACCTTACAAGGGTCCTGATGCAACATTATTTCAACTATTAGGATTTGTTGTACAAAGTGGTAGAGAGTTCGCTTCTATTGCTGATCAAAAGATTGGCGAAGGTTCACAAGCAAATCCTGTTGGTACAACTATGGCATTATTGGAACGTGGTTCACGGGTCATGTCAAGCATACACAAAAGATTGTATTATGCACAACATATCGAGTTTAAAATATTAGCAAGAGTGTTCTCAGAATACTTACCACCAAGTTATCCATACTCT